GAGCGACGGCGGGCCGCACCTGCCCAGGTGACGAGCGACGGCGGGCCGGCTCCCTCGGTGCGACGGCGGGCCGCACCTGCCCAGGTGACGAGCGACGGCGGGCCGGCTCCCTCGGTGCGACGGCGGGTGTTTTCATCATTTCCCCCGATGGTCGCGCATAGTTCGGGCCGGCGGGAATTCCCGCCGGCCCGAATGCTGCGCCGTGGATTGCGGCCCGATTATTTCAGCGTTGCGACGAGCGTTCCACGGGCCGGCGGGAATTCGAGCCGCTGAGAATGCTCAAACCCGCCGAATTCAAACCACCGCGCGAACCCCGACCGCCGGGCGTTTTCTTTCACGCGGCGGGATTGTGATTTCAGCCGCAAAACGACTGCCCTCCCGCGCCCGTCGAATTCGGGGGTGCGCGGGTCTGCAACGTCTCCATCTACGGTTTCCACAGTCATCGCCTCTCCCGCGGGGCCGCGGAATTCCACGGCCGCGGGGAGGGTTCCGTATCGCTTTGTCGGCCCCCAGTAGTAAGAATCCACCACCACCACCACATTCCCGCCGGCCCGCAAGAATTCGGCAACGTCCGCGAATGCGGAGTTTTCATGGACAGAATAGGAAACGTGGTAATTCGGCGGGAATTTCCCGGCGAGATAATCCCGAATCCGTTGCCTGACCTTGGAATAATCGTAGAACGTCGTGCGCGGATGCCGGGCCGCGATCGCCGGCCCGTAGTCCTCGTCACTCGCCGCATTCGGCCGCACGAATGACCGCGCCCCGATCGCATCCGCGGCCCGTTCTTGCGCCTCAATTTCACGATCTAGCCGAGCGTGAAAAACGGCCGGTGAAAACTGGAGAAGCATGGTGCGCGCAATCGCGGCGCCGCGCACGACCGCGGTGACGGTGCGCCCCGCAAACCATAGGACACAGGCCGCGATACAACCGGGGGTTGCGGCTGGGCAGACGTTGCGCGCGCCCGAACGTTTCGACGGGGCCAGGGAAATGCCAGAGTTCACAATCGGAACCCCCGCGGGGGTTTTTTCGATTTTGGAATTCGACGAGAGTATCGACGACACTCGGGCATTCCAATCGACGGCCGCGGGGTTGCGGGGGATACGGGCGGTTTTCATACGTTCAATCCTTCCAAACTAGTTCCACAGAATCCGCGGCCGACGTTCGGCCGCACGCGGGAAGCCTAGCAGACTCCAGGCTTGTGTCCAGTGTACCTCGACACTACGGCCGCCGGAATTCAATCGGGCGTGGGCTGGACACTTAGCATTATGAGAATGCGCGCGAAATGGCCTAGAATCCTAGACTCTGCCGCGCGCCGCATTCAATCGGCCGCGGGAATTGTGGGGAAAATGTACCACCACCCCCGAGGGGGGGTATGGTGGCGCCGGCCGTTAATGTAACAGACCGCCTGTCCCCAGGGGCGAACGCGAGGACAAAACTGCGACGTTTCGGCCCCGGCGGCTGTTCGCCGCCGTTGCCCCCTTGTTTTCCAGGCTTTTCTGGACTCCTTTGCACCGCCGACACCCGCCCCCGTAGCCTGAAGGGCATGAAGGGCAGACCACCAACGGCGAAGCACATCCTCCAACTCCGCGGCTCGAAGCACGCGAAGAACCGGGAGGAACTCGGCACGACGCCCCCGGCGGCGATCGAGCCTCCGGCCTGGCTGAAGCCTCGGGCGAAGGAGATTTTCGCCGCTGTCGTGGTCTGGCTGACCCGCATGGGAACGCTCGCCGAGAGCGACGAGGCTGTTATCACTCGGTACGCGACGACTTATGTAATGTGGGAGTTCGCCGCCAAGAAGTTACAGGAGATCGACGCGGCCTACGTCGAGATCACGAACAACGACGGCAGCCTGCGGTTCGTGCGGGCCTCCGGCATGGCGACCCAGTTCCGCGACACTGGCGAGCAACTCCGGCACCTCGAAACCGTCCTCGGCCTGACCCCTGCCGACCGCACCCGCCTGGGCTATGGCGCGGTGAAGGTCGTCAACGACCCAGTGGATGCGCTGTTTGACGAAGCGACGGGTTGATATCCGCGACTTTGCAAGGCTGCTCAAACACACCGAGGCTCCCTTCGCCGGGCAGCCGTTCATCCCGTCACCCTGGCAGGACGAGTACCTTGACCGGCTGTTCAACACCCTGCGGCCGGACGGCCTGCGGCAGTACCAGCGGTCGCTGCTCGCGTTGCCCAGAAAGCAGGGGAAAACGGCCATGTGCGCCGTCATCGGCGCCTACGAGGGATTCTTTGGTGCAGAGGGTGGTCAGATCCTTATCGCTGCTGGTGACAGGAAGCAGGCCAGCCTGCTGTTCACCGCGTGCTCGCGATATATCGAGTCCTGCCCAGGACTGCTGAAGCGGTGCAAGATATACAAGAACTCGATCGTCATCCCCGCCACCAATAGCACGATCCAGTTCCTTTCCAGCGAGCACAAGGGCAAGCACGGCTTCAACCCTTCGCTGGTGGTCGTGGACGAATATCACGTCCAAGTCAACCGGGATCTGGTAGACGTGCTGGAATCGGGCATGGGAACCAGAACCGAGCCGCTCGTCCTGTATGTGACGACGGCCGGCATGGACAGGGTCGGCCCCTGCTACGACGAGTGGCAGCGTGCCATCAAGGTCAGGGACGGCCTGATCGACGACCCGACGTTCCTGCCATGCATCTTTGCGGCCGACGACGCTGCCGACCCTTTCTCGGAGGAGACGTGGAAGGCTGCTCAACCAAACTACGGCGTCACGACGCGCAAGGAGTTCATGGAGCGTGAGGCTGCCCTGGCCCGCGAGAGCGTGGCCCAGGAGATCAAGTTCCGCACCCTGTACCTGAACCAGTGGGTGTCAAACGGGGCAAGCCGCTTCTTCCGCACCGGCCAGTGGGAGTCGTGCAGCGCCCCACTACGCCCAGCCGGCGAACGCCCCTGCTACTGCGGCCTCGACCTGTCGAGCACCCAGGACACGACGGCATTCGTGGCTGTCTGGCCGGGGTTCGACGAGGACGGCGAGCCGGACGGCACCTATGACGTGTTCGCCCATCTCTTCATCCCCGAGGACAACTGCGACCGCGACGAGGCGCCGTATCGGCAATGGGCCAAGGACGGATTCGTTACACTAACAGAAGGTGACATCACCGATTACGACGCAGTTCGCGACTACGTTCTCTCGTTTTGCGAGAAGAATAGCGTCCGCGCTGTAGCCATTGATCGCTGGAATGCCACACACATCACGACACAGTTGGTCGCGGAGGGCATCGACGTAAAGCCGGTCGGACAGGGGTACGCCTCGATGAGCGCCCCCACCAAACTGCTGGAAACCCTGGTGCTGGGTCAGCGAATCCGCCACGGCGGCAACCCTGCCCTGGCCCTGCAAGTGAGCAATATGCAAGTCCGCGTGGACGACGCCGGGAACATCAAGCCTACAAAGCAACACTCACACTCGACGGCCCGCATCGACTCGGCCGTGGCAATGATCATGGCCTTGGGCGTGTGCAGCGGCGAGCGGCACGGCCCGACCGAAGACCCGCAATTGGTGGTGTTCTAAGTGTACGACGACGGCGAACTGATTGAACTGCGAAGCGGCGTTTCCCGTATCTTCGAGGAGATCGCCGAGTCGCGGAGGACGACGGCCGGCGTCAGCATCTCGCCCGAGACGGCCCTGCAATCCAGTGCCGTCCTCTGCGCCGTCCGCGTGCTGTCCGAGTCGATCGCCTCTATGCCGTTCAACGTCTACCGGCGACTGCCGGGCGGCGGCAAGGAGATCGCCGAGGATCATCCGCTTCAGGAGGTGCTGGCCTACCAGCCGAACGAGTGGATGACATCGTTCGAGTGGCGCGAGTGGTGCCAGAGCCAACTGCTTTTGTGGGGCAATGCCTATTGTCTCATCAAGCCAGGCCGCCGCGGCTCCGTCGATCAACTCATCCCGCTCCACGCCAGCCGGATGAAAGTCGTCCGGCTGGAGAACGGCCGCCTCCAGTACCAGTACAACGAGGAAGGCAAGCCCGTCCCGACGCCGTACCGCCAGGATCAGATATTTTCGCTTCGCTGGCTCTCAAGTGACGGCGTGACAGGGTACATCCCGACTGTGCTCTCCAGGGACGCGATTGCCCTGGCCCGAGCCACCGAACTGCACTCGTCGGCATTCTTCGGGAATGGTGCGGTCGCAGGCACTTACATCGAAACCGATCAGCCCTTCAAGCCAGACGCGATCCAGCGGTTCAAGGAGCAGTGGGACGCCGCGCATCGCGGCCCAGACCGGGCCTTCAAAACCGTGGTCATGCCGCACGGTTTTCACAAGAAGAGCGACCCGGTGGACAACCAGGCCGCCGAACTGATCGCCACCAGGCGGTATCAGGTCGAGGAGGTGGCGCGGGCCTACCGCGTGCCGATGCACCTCATGGGCGACCTGTCGAACGTCCGCTACAACACCGTCGAGCAGTCGGCGATCGACTTCGCGACGTTCTCCCTCGTCCCGCACTGCCGCCGCTGGCAGTTCGCCTGCCGCCGCGACCTGATCACCGACGACAAGGAGTATTTCGTCGAGTTTGATCTGTCGGCCCTGATGGCCGGCGACTACCAGGCCCGCAGCCAGTTCATGAGGGAGTGCTTCAACATGGGCCTCCTGTCGGTGGACGAGTTGCGTGCGCAGATCGGCTACAACCCGCTGCCCAACAAACTGGGCGACAAGCGGTTCGTGCAGGTGAATATGCAACTGCTCGACGCCTTCACGATCAACAACCCCAACGGGGCCACGCAGCCGCAGACGGCACCGCTCCCGTCGGCCGAACCGGCCGATGGCAGCGATGCCCCGTCGGAGACAGGCCCGGCCCCGTCCGACCAGCCCGTCGCCGAGCGGTCGGCGGCCGAAGCGCTGTTCCGCTCGACGCTGCGCCGCCTCGCCGCCATCGAGGCCGACGGCATTCTGGAGCGGCGAAACAAGGCCGCGAAGGTGCAGGCATGGTTGGAGGCCCATGAGGCCCGCATGAAGACCGAACTCCTCGACGCCGCGCAGGCTACTGGCCGCGACATCGAGGCTTTCACGTCCGCGTGGATGGAAGAGACGAGGAACCGCCTGCTGGAGTGCCACCGCTCCGGCAAGCCGTATGAGGAGGCGACTGAGACATGGACGGATCGAGCGAACTTGAGCGACGGCTGATCGCGGAAGCGCCCGGCCTGGAGGTTCGGCAGAACGAGAATGGCCGCACGGTCATTCGCGGCTATGCGGCCTTGTACAACTCGGATTCGCAGGACTTGGGGGGCTTCGTCGAGCGGATTACCCCCGGCGCCTTCGACGCCGTCCTCGCCAAGAACCCCGACGTGTTCGGCCGCTACAACCACGATCGGCTGCTGGCCCGCACCTCCAGCGGCACGATGAAGTTGGAACTGGACGAGCGCGGCCTGCGGTACACGATCTACCCGAAGCCGGCCGACGCCGACGTGGTTCAGAGCATCGAGCGCGGGGATGTTCGCGGAAGTTCATTTGCGTTCCGTACCGGCGGCTCGAACGAGCGCTGGTTCAAGGACGACGCGGGTCGGATGATCCGCGAGATCCGTTCGTTCGACTTCCTCGGCGATGCCGGCCCGGTGGACAACCCGGCCTACCCGGCCACCGAGGCGTTTGTGAGCCGCCGAGCACTGGAGATGGCCCGTAATGAGCAGCGAGAGACTCCGTCTGTGGTCGAAGATTCTGCGGCAACTGCTCCGCAGGAAGCCCGCCAGTTCGCCGTCGGCGACTTTGTCGCCTGGGACGGCGGCGTCGGCCGCGTCGAGCACGTTATGACCGAAGGCACCCTCGGCGAGGCCGGTTCCGAATACTCGCTGGAGGCCACGCCTGACAATCCAGCAGCGCTTGTCCGCATCTATGACCGCGGCGAGGAAACCGACCTGTTCGTCGGAAAACCCATGTCGGAGTTGTCGCCGGCCGTCGAGCCGAATGACGACGAGGACGACGAGCGGGCCGTGAGCCTGAAGCCGACAACCGGCATGGCCGCGGCGGCGAAGCGAGGGCTGCGACTCCACGAAGAGGGCAAGAGCGGCGACGGCCTCAAGCCGGAGAC